AGGTATCACCCTATAGGATTTTGTGAGCCCTCGTAAGAGGAGTCACCTGCGGGTCTCAAAACATGAGACTCCGGACTGACGCGTATAGCGACCCGTATGACTTACCGTCACAAAGGTCGCAGTACGACGAAGGCGCTTTCCGGTAAAAGACCGGATAAGCTGGATCGGTTCCACATCTTGAGTTACAAGCTGTGGAACATACTTCTCAACCCGTAGTCGATCGTCTATTTGCGACGAAAGATAATCGGGAGAAGAAGCCGGCAAATCGACACGATACCCTCGATAATAACGAGGAGTGTCGAATTTGTCCCGGAGGGCTTCCCACAAGTATGGCTCATGACGCATTTCCTTTCTCGTTTGAGGTTTTAAGCTCAAGTACGAGAATCGAAACAGCCCATGGCCAACACTCTTAAGGGAAGCGACGCGGGCACTCTTGAGAAAATCCCAAGAGTCCGGATTAGGACACCTAATTCCCGAGTCATCTGGATAAGAAGCAGGAACGCGTTTACACGCGTTCGTTGCTTTCTCAATCTCAGATGTCAGGAAACTAAGTGTCCTAACGATCTCGCACTCATGCCATCTGCGTAACAAACCATTTACGCATTTGTAGAGTGTGGCCTCGTAAGCCTTTTGGCTCACGATCGTCGCTCCGTTCCGTGGCTGGAACGGACGTACGTCCACCCCGCGGTAGTAGTCACCACCGCAGGACTCCCTGAAATGGCCTGTCACAAATGACTTCTCATCATTTATGACAAAGCCAAGTTCTTTGAAGCAAGAGGCTACTTGCTCATGCATACGCGACGCATATATCATGTCGTCACCGTATACTGAGATAAGCCTGCTGTCCAGTCTGTCATAAGACAGAGCCTGAATAGCCTTCAAAAGAGCCAGGAAGACCAACGTTTGAAGCGGGAACGTATACCCTATTCCCATAGTGCAGAAAGTCAAACTTTCAACACTATGGGCATTCGGTAAAAGGACAGTCCCAATCCGACTTCGCTCGAGAATCTCGAACCAGTCGTCTGGGAACAACCTTCGAACTAGCGCAACTGATATAGAATCAGATGCACTAGAAAGATCGCATGTAGCATACCCATTTGGTATAGTACTTGCGATACGCGCTAGATATTTGTGACGCTCTTGGAGCGTCCTTATATCATAGCCTTCCCGCTTCAGTCTCTTTCGGATAATTTCTCCGAGACCAAACGACATATAACTGCCGATGGTCGTATTGGGCATTATTGCCCTAAGAGACTTAAACGTTTTCGGGACTAGCGCCAGCGTCAGAGAACTCGTCGGAAGGTAGATGGATCCTTGCGGATCACTTTCTAATTGCTTGTGTAAGTAATTACGAACACAATCAATATGACTCATTTCTGAGTCAAACCATTCGATTTGTTCTTGAGAGCCGGAAATGGGAATCTCCCACCGAGCTGCAAGAGAAGCAGCTCGAGCGGGAATTCCTACCGACGCCCGTCTTCCAAAACGGCAGAGGTCGCGATGTTCTTCATCGCTGTACGGTCCTAAAACTTTGGACACGTAGCATGCAGCCCAGTCTAGGATACGTTTAGTTTTTGCACTAACGCTCTCTAGATCAAGTGACTGCAGCCGAAGTTGAGTTTCCAAGAAGGTAGATATTGCCTTCTCTTGGAGCTCTTCTTCGCTATAGATATCCTTTTGGAATCTATGCCTCTTTAAAATCGAATGCAGCTGATACTCGCACTTAAATTTATAAGTGTCTTGATCAATATGCATATCGACGCCGGGGACAGCCTCTCTGATCTCACGCGGGTTAAGAGTGTTTAATGCACTCAAAAACCCACTGCAAAACGTGTGATCATTCAGGTTGTCTTGGAAGTCTCTGACAAGATATGATGACATTCGTGCCATCAAATCATCGACAGAGTAAGTGCGCTCTGTCTTGCGTTTACTGCCCATCACCTACCTCCTTATGGTCCAGGAAAGTAGAGCACACGGCTGCTTAAGAAAGCGAGCCGGTTGCCCAGAAAGCGGTTACATCAGAGTCAACCAGGAGCTGAGCACCAAGGACATTAAGGTCCAAGGCGGCAGCTGCTGTTGCACTCGGATGAACCTCGCGCTCAATGCGAATCGTGTTGAAGACAACAGATCCGTCAGCGAGAACGACAGGTTGAGCGAGCGAAATGCTCTTCTTGTCTTTCCCGTAAGCGCCGGTACGTGCGTCGAGAGTCGGGGGACGGTACTTTACCGTTGCCTGTCGTCTCGTCTGATAGTCCGCGTCACCGGGGACAATCAGATGCACACCGTTCTGGATGCTTACGCCATCATCGGCGAAAGCAAGGGCAGTTCCGCCAGACGCACTTACGGTAGCGCCTGACTGCAGAGACATATTTTTCAGTCCCATGCTGTACTCCTCCTTCTGTTAATGGTGGAACCTTTTCAACTCGCCGCGAATGCGACCGAGTATCAAGGCCAAACCATCAACGGTTTGCAGTTTTGTGACAGAAGTTGGTCGCAAAACTGGCGTGGTTGGTAGAGGCTGGTTACAATACCGAGTGAAGTGATTCCACTTTCGAGTGGAGCCACCCACAGACGGATTGTACGTCGTGACTGGATTTGTGGCTATGGTACAGGATCCTATAACATTATAGAGTTCCTTTTCATAGTCTTCAATCGAAGTTACCCAGTTACCCTTGTACTCAACGTACGGGTTGGGTGAAATCGCTTGAATCCATTCACCGACGTTCGCAAACCAGTCTACCACAAAAGAGTACGGTATTACCTCCCACAGCGTTGCTGTAATGTCAGAAGGGCGAACCCCTCCGACCATCTGCAGTGCTTGAGAGATGGTGCGTTGATTTACGGTGTAAATCACGCCCGCACTCACCGTGGCTTTGCGACTGCCACGGACCTTACCACTGACGGAATCCAAACGAGGAATTCCGCCGGACACTGAGAAGTCTTTCTCGACTATTCGAGTCAACTTCTCAGAGCCACGGGCTACAAGGGTTCGGACCAATCGTTCACGTCGGATTCTCTCCGACGCTCGCATAACAGCGAGTGAATCAAGAACGATGGGCCTCCAGCCGTAGCGATATTCGAGCCATGCAGATGATGCAGCCCGAATAGCACTAGTAGCTGTTTTTCCGATGCGACCGAGACGAAACTTCTCCATACGGCGAAGTAGGTCTCGTGACTCACCGAAGGGACGTTTGAGCATCCCGACAGAATTGTCGAGATCTTTGAGAATCTCCCCACCCAGTACAATACTGGGGTCCACCCTAGAATAAGCTTTAACTAGGGCGATGCCTTGGACGGTTTGTAGATCTGCCGTCCAGTCACCGATTTCTGGAAATGGGACATTCCCCTCAAAGAACGCCGCGTAATCACCTGAATTACTTTCGGATCCCCATTCAGGATGGGGTCCCATAGTAAAAGAGGAGTTTACGCTACTACGAGTCTCGGTATCAAATCGGCACGGATTTAAGACAATCTCACCTCGGCGCACTCTAGCGGCGTAGTGTGAGTTCTTAACATCCGCGCTGTTTTTGATCGAGCCAGACCAGGCGTTAGTTGCAGCGCCATAGGTGTAGCTCGTCGGAGATCCCGACTTGGGGTAATGAGTATACTTTACCCTAGCCGTCGGAGTCTTCGAATCCATGACTCGATAGCGATCGTACGACATACGTCCCCCTTGTAGAATCTATGCATTGGTATGCATAGTTATTAAGCGAGCCTCAGGGTCTCC